GACCATTCATTTGGAAAACTCGGTGGTAGAACCGTAGATGCTTTAAGTGCAGGTTTATTTAAAGGAGTGTATGATAAAGCATCACAAAACGCAAAAGATAAAATTAACAAAATGAACGAAAAACAATTATATGTATTTATGACTAAATTGTGGAGTAAGTTTGGTAATCAGGTTAGGATAAGTTAAAATGGCAATAAGTAAAAAACAAATTATGGAAATGAATAAGAAGTGGAAAGACTTCCGTTTAACTGAATCAGCTAAGATTTTTAAAGACGGAGCACAACACGGATTCGATTTAACTGACTTTAAACCAGGTGGATTTAAAAAGTTTTTGACTGCATTAGGTATTCCTAAAATAGCAAAAGGTTCATCAACAGGTGCACCTTGGTCCGATGGAAGACCCTACTTTTGGAGAAACAGAGATATCATTATCATCACTGCAAACAATCCAATTACAGGTCAATATCATGCAAAAGGTAGAAGAAAAGCAGAAAAGAATTACGCATCATATGTAGGAATTGAAACAAAAAACCCAGAAGATATGGACAAAGTAGTTAAATTATTTAAACAAAACACATCTTATCGTAAAGGTGAATCAAAAGGAAGAAGGGATTTTGTATAATGAAAAATTTAAAAAACTTATCAGAAATAGAAACAAGATATGGAACTCGTAATATCAATGAATTAGAGTTTGATTCACCAGAAGAATTCGCAGCATACAAAAAGAAACATAAACTTCGTAAAGGAACTGTGGTTAAGGTAGCCGGTAAAGATAAAAAAATCGGTGATGATAGTGTAAAAGGAAAAAGAATGCAAATCACTATGGACTTTCAAATGGCAAATAAAGAAGACCTTGAAAAATATGCAAAAAAATACAACTTAAAACTTGGAAGTGTTGGTAATAATCCAAATTACGGGCTTGAAGCAGAATTTGAGGGAAGTGAAGAAGACTTAAAAAGGTTTATGACAAGTGATGACTACGGATTGGACGAAAAAGATTTTGATGACTATGCTAGAGAGTATGGTGACGTGTTAGATGATGACGAATCTGAAACTGAACCAAAAGCTGAACCACAAAGTTCTAATGAAGCTCCAGTAAGTGGAGAACCAAAAGTTGATTACTCTGAAATGGAAGATACTTTAAATGCTACATTAGACGATGTTGGATTTGGTGGACAAGACACATCAGGTTTAGAAGATATTATTTATACTTACGAAGACGATTTAGAGGAAGCAGGAGTTTTACGTGATATTCAAGATGACTTAGCCCTTTTGCAACAAATACAATCAGATGACCCTTCTAATCCAGAAGATGTTCCTTATGAAGAAAGAGAAAGGGCAGTTGATAGGATAAGAAGTAGATTTGAAAAAGCAGACATCATAGCAGAATCAGTAAATAATTTAAGACAATTGTCAAAAATTACAACAAGGTATAACAAATGATTAAGATAAAAGATATCCTAAAAGAAAACCAAATTTTAATAACTGAAAAGTTTGCAGCAGGTAAACTTCGTGCATTAACAAATCACTGGCAAGGATTAGAATCCCAATTCTTTATGTGGGGAGCAAAACTTGGTGTCGAGTGGGATAAACTTACAGATTCAGAAATTGAAACCAATACAAAACCAAAGAAAAAAGGTGTTGAGATTGCATATGTTGATAAGAAAGTTACCGTACCAACCAAAGGTAAAAAAGGATATTGGTCAAGTGATGAATTTACATTAGAAAAGTTTACAGCAGTATTGGTATTGAAAGACGGAAAACCTATGTGGTGGACACACGACTATCTACCAGCAAACAAAGTTATGACTGCAACAGGTAAAAAACTTGTTGATGGTGGATATAGTAAAGGTAGAGTTGCGACAGTAGATGTCGGAACAAGAGACTTACCTTATCCGAGAAGAGATAAAACTTTTGGTATCAATCAATTAGGATACCAATCATTATCATCAGTAATGAAAATACCTGGAATTAAGTTTCATCACATCAATTTAGATGAAGACCAACCTTATATGGGTGCTGGAATCAAACGACAAATGAGACAAGCAGCACAATTCGGAGCAAGTAAATTCACAACTAATGATGAATTTAAAAGAATTAATCAATCTTATTTTGATGACTTGTTAAGAAAAAGGTTAAACGACCCTAAAAAGTTAGCAGCAAAAGTTAAACAAGCTTCTAAGTTTTGTCAACAAATTATTGACGCAGCTCTTGGTGGTAAAAAAGCAACAGGTAAAATTAAATCAGTTATCGATACTTACCAATCCAACAGAACAGCTCGTTCACAAGAATCAGAAGCATATAGTTTAGCAGGAGCAGTAGGTGATGACTTAGCTCGTTTGTATACATATTATGGATATTACTTAGGTGCGCTTGAACAAGAAAAGCAAGACAAAATTAAATACGGAACAACAGACTTTAGTAGAAGTGATGTTGAATCATATGCAAAAGATGTTCAACAATACTACAATAATATCATAGCAGGTAAATTTAGATAATGGTTAAACTGAAAAGCATATTAAAAGAAATCACAAAAGACAAAGAAGAAGCATTTCCAGATTCAAGTTTGGGAAGTTCAACATATTCAAACAAAGAAGCTATGAAATTTTCAATAGATAGTGTGAACAAAGCAGGAAAAATTATCGGACAAGCTCAGAAAAGAGTTGTAGATATATTTACATCAGATATGAAAAATGGTAGATACGATAGAATAGATTTATCAAGAAGTATTCACAAAGGTAATATTAGAGACACGAGTTTTTCAAAAAGAGAAGTATTGAAAACTTTATTCTATGATTTGAAAGATAGATTTACAAAATATGGAAGACGAAAAAAGAATTAACTTATATTTATTAACAAGGAGAACATAAAATGGCAAAGTTAAAAGATTTAGTAAAAGAGAATTTCTCATTAGTGGGTGGAGTAGTTTCTACACCAGCGATTAATGCAGGGTATGGTTCTTTATCACAAATCGTAAAAGAAAAATATGGTGAACAAACACAAAAAGTATCACCAAATCAAGTTAAAGAAGCTTTACAAAACTACAACAAGTTAGGGGAAGCTCTTTATCAACAACAATCATTAAAAGAAACCGCAAAGTCTTTATCTGAAATAGCAGAAATGGCAGCAACACATACGGTTCAAGAAACTGAAGATTGGTTTGACAAAGTTACGGTAAGTCGTAATATGAAAGAATTAACCAATCATTCAAAATCATTTTCAAAGATTGCTGAAGAAGCATCATCAGTTCAACAAAGATTAGCTGGACTATATGAAGATATGGGTATGATTCTAAATCGTTACTACGATATACCAGAGAGTGTAGCAAAAGTTGATAATGATGAAGAAAAGAAAGACTCAATTGAAGAAGGTGATTACGACGCATTCTTCCAAAAAGCAATGAAGAAATTTGGAATTTCATCACCAGATGAATTAGGTTCAGATGAGAAGAAAAAGAAATTCTTCAATTATGTAGATAAAAACTATTCAGCAAAAGCAGAAGGTAAATTCTAATGAAACTTAAATCATTGTTAAAAGAATCAAAAGTGTGGGAAAGAAAGTTTGGTGAGCCATTACCAACACTTGAAGACACCACAAGAGCATACAAGATGAAACAAGAAGACTTAAATGAGAAAGTTTCAACTTCGGACAAAGATGTTAAAAAAGTATCATCACTACTTGGTAAATCACCAAAAGATGTAGCAGCGTTTGTCAACAAGTATGACGGACTTGACGCAGACGATTTATTAGATGTATTAGATACAGCAAGAGCTGAACCACATCATATAAGAAGATATTCACTTATGGTTATGGCTGCTATAAAAGGTAATCGTAGAGCATTAAAAGGTTTAGACCAATTATTTGGATTTTTATAAAATGAAAAATTTAAAAAAACAATACAAAAGATATTTTCGTGAAGAAGTAAAACCCGTAAAAGAAATCTCTTATTCATTTAACACTAATGATAAAAGAGACCAGGTTTCACCTATGGGATACAACTTGTTAAGAAAAGATGTTATACTTTTAAAAGATGCGGTAAAGTCATTAGAAAGGTCAGCTAAAAAACAACACCAAGCAGATACTCACCACGACTTAATATATTTACTAACAAGAGCACACGAAGCTTACAAAAATTCAAAAAAATGATTAAATTAAAAAAACTAATAAAAGAAGACATAAAATCTTTCAATAGAGTTATAGATTCAGAAGATTTAAACAAAATAGTCACTGGTGTTATTGGTGATGCTAAACGCAAAGTAAGTTCTATATATAAATTAACAAGAGATGTAAAATCTTATATTCCGGCTGATGATGAATACAAAAGTCATAGACAAATGTGGAGAAAATTACATAAAGAAATTGATAAAGCAGCTGATAATTTAGAGAATGCATCCATAGATTTACTTGACCTTAGAAAAAGATATTATAATTTTGTTGAGTCGGTAAAAAAAGTAAAAAAATAAAGAAAGAGAGTAAAGGTTGTTAAAAGTATATATCCGTAAAGGACAATCAGTAGAAAAAGCACTTAAAATATTCAAACGTAAAGTTAAAGACAGCAATATGATGTTTGAATTGAAAGAACGTTCCTTTTACAAAAAGCCATCGGCAATTAAAAGAGAACAAAAAAACAAAGCTAAACTACGAACCAAATACGAAAAATTAAAAAATCAAGACGATTAAAATAAATCACACAAAGTGTGTATATTTTTTACAAACTTGATATTTATTACTAAATAAATACACTATTGTATATTCATACAATCATATAGTGTAAATCAACAAAACTATATTATAGTTCCAAATAACTATATTGAATCCAAAACGGAGAATTAACAATGGATGATTTACTAAAAGACGCTATTGCGGATGCAAAGGCAGTTAGAGAAACTGCATTAGCAAACGCTAAAATAGCACTTGAGGAAGCATTCACACCACGTTTGAAATCTATGCTATCTCGTAAAATCGAATCTGAAATGGACGCTGAGGAAATGGAAGATAAAGAAGAAGTGGAAGATGAAGATGAAATGAGAGAAGAAGAAGATGCTGAGGAAAGAATGGACGCAGATGAAATGGAAATGGACGCAGACGAAATGAGAATGGACGCTGATGAAATGGAAATGGATGCTGAAGAAATGGAAGACAAAGAAGAATCTGAAATGGATGCGGAAGAAATGGCTATGGACAAAGAAGAATCTGAAGACGCAGAAGAAAGTGAAGACGAAATGTCTGAACAAGAAGATGCTGAAGAAGAAGAAGAAATGGACGAAGCAGAAGACGCAGAAGAAGAAGATGAACTTGACTTAGAATCAGTATTAGCTGAGTTAGAAGCTGACTTAAATAAAGATGAAGAAGATGAACTTGACGAATCTGAAGACAAAGAGGAAGAAGAGAAAGTCGACGAAAATGATGTATCATCTGAAATAGGTAAAGCAGATAACAAAGTTGCTGACGCAGCTAACGATTCTTCAAAAGTAGGACAAGGCCCTGAATCAGAAGGTTCAGACAAGGCCGCTGGAGCAGAACTAGGCGACCATAAAGTCGTTAAAGAAGTTGAAGACAAGGACGAAGAAGACCTTGACTTAGACGAAGTTCTTAAAGCACTTACTGAAGAAGAAGACGCTGAAGAAGAAGCAGACAAAGTGGATGAACTTAAGAAAGAAATCAAAGAGACTCGTAGTGTTGTAAAATTCATGCGAGCAAAATTAAACGAAGTTAATTTATTGAATGCTAAACTATTGTTCTCGAACAAACTATTTAGAGCATTTGGATTGAACAACAACCAGAAATTAAAAGTTGTTGAAAACTTTGACAGAACTAAAAGCTTAAGAGAAGTTAAATTGGTTTACGCTACATTAGCAGAATCATTTAAAAGACCTTCTAAATTAAGTGAGTCAGTTGTTAAAGGTTCAAGTTCAAAACCAGTTGCTTCTACAAAAACAGCTAACGCTGAAGTATTGTCAGAAGGACAAGAGTTAAAAGCAAGATTCAAGAAATTAGCAAACATACTTTAAGGAGTAGACTAAAATGAGTAAATTAAATTCAATAGAGTCATTAATGGACGGATACAATCCACAAAGACAACTATTAGAACAAACTCGTCAGTTAGTTAAGAAATGGGAACCAACAGGTCTTTTAGAAGGATTAGAAGACGAAACTAAGACTCACGGAATGGCAGTATTGCTTGAAAATCAAGCAGGACAGTTAATCCAAGAATCTTCAGTTACTGGTGGACAAAACGCAGAAGAATGGAGTGGAGTAGCACTTCCATTAGTAAGAAGAATCTTTGGTGAATTAGCAGCACAAGAATTTGTGTCAGTTCAACCAATGAACTTACCTTCTGGTCTTATTTTCTACCTTGACTTTAAATATGGTACAACCCAAACAGGTAACCATACTAAAGCAAGTGACGTATATGGTAACACATCAGGTTCTAATGTTGACGCAAGTGGTGGTTTATACGGAGCCGGTAAATTCGGATATTCTATAAATGACGCTACAACAGGCGATACATTACGTATTCACGCATCTACAACAGATGCTGACCAGTACACAACTGGTTCAGTTTCTTGGTCAGATGTTGACTACGAACCAGACCTTTCAGCATCAGTAGCATTAGGTAATGCAGTTGATAATGGATTGGTTAAAATTACTACTGGTATTGAAGCTTACACAAACCCAGACAAAGACGGAATTAGAGCATTCTCTATTTCAGGTTCTGGATTTGATGAGTTCTTTCCAGCTTACACAAAGATAAATTCAGCAGAAACTGAAATTAGCTTTATTGTTAAAAAATCAGTAGCAACAGCACCATTAAGTGCTTCAGTAGCTTACCACAAACAGCCGGTAACAAATTACAGCAGAACTGATTTTGAAGCAACAGCAGCTCAAACAGCGCTAAACCCTGAAACTGATATCGATATACCAGAATTAGACATTGCGTTAAAGAGCATTCCAATTATTGCGAAAACTCGTAAGTTAAAAGCAGTCTGGACACCAGAACTTGCTCAAGACTTAAATGCATACCATTCAGTTGACGCAGAAGCAGAGTTAACATCACTATTATCAGAATATATTTCAATGGAAATTGACTTAGAAATTCTTGATATGTTGATGGCTAACGCTTCAGCTAAAACAGAACATTGGTCAGCAAGAGTTGGGCACGAATTCGATTCATCTGCAAATTCAGGAAATGGTGGATTTGTTGAGTCAAGTGGTGCTTCAAACGCTTACACTAAAGGTGACTGGTTCCAAACACTTGGAAACAAAATCCAAAGCGTAAGTAATGCAATACATCAGAAAACACTAAGAGGTGGAGCAAACTTTATAGTTGTATCACCAGAAACTGCAACAATCCTTGAATCAATTCCAGGATATGCAACAGGTGCTGATGGCGACGCTAACACAAATCAATTCGCAATGGGTGTACAAAAAGTAGGGGCAATTAATAACAGATACACTGTTTATAAAAACCCTTATATGTTAGAGAACTCAATCCTTGTAGGATTTAGAGGCGCTAACTTCTTAGAAACAGGTGCGGTATACGCTCCATATGTTCCTATGATAATGACACCGCTTGTATATGACCCGAAAAACTTTACACCACGTAAAGGGGTAATGACAAGATACGCTAAGAAAATGGTTAGACCTGAATTCTACGGTAAAGTCGTAGTAGCAGACGTTAACTTTGTCTAAGTAGTATTTAGTTAATATACTAAAAGCTGAATAAACATACGAAAAACCCCTATTAAGTTAGGGGTTTTTTGTTTATATGATATTTATATACAGAGATTATTTCCAGCCCTGGCGACGGATGTCGTGGGTATTGTAATCTACAATTAAAGGATTTGGGAAGCAGGAAATCCCCAAATTGCATGGAGAAAAAAAATGGCAAATCAAACAAAAGTAAGTTTGAAAAGTAAACTAAGAGAATCAAATGCAAATTATATGGATGATTTATGTGATTCAATAGTTAGTTTAAGTGATACACAAACTATTACTGGTAATACAACTCAAAACGCTTTGATTATGGGTGTTCAAACAGTCGCAGCAGCAGGTGCAAACCAAGGCGCAGCAGGAGCAATCGTTCAAGGTAGTGGAGCAGTTGTAATCGTAACAGGTGCAGATGACGCAAAAGGTGTTAGACTACCTTTATTGTCAGATTGTACTGTTGGAGAAGCATATTTCGTAATGAACAATCTTTCAAATAAGACATTAGAAGTATATCCAGGTTCAGGTGACGCAGTTAATGTATCATCAGACAATACAGCGATTACGGTAGCAGCCGACACAATCAACATATTCATATGTATGGATACAGCTGAATGGTTCGGAGCAGAGTTACCACCAATAGCAGCATAATAATTTCAGTCCTGAAGCTGATTTATTACAAAATAAAAAGCCCCCTATTTTATAGGGGGTTTTTTTATACACAAAAGTTTCATATTTGATATTTATTATTGTAATATTACATAGTTTTTAATACCTTATAAGGAGATTTTAATGGCTCAAGAAGCAATATGGCCAGGAAGTGGTTCTGCGATAATTCAACCAACAGGTTCCACACCTTTCGGAATATATGATACAGACTCAGAATTCATAACTGAAGCCCCACAAGTTGCAAAGTGGTGTGCACAAAGACTTGGTTATCCAATAACCGCAGTTGAATTACAAGATACACAATTTTATGCTTGTTTAGAAGAATCAATATCAGAATATTCTGCACAAGTTAATCAATTTAACATTCGTGACAACTTATTAAACCTAAAAGGACAAGCAACAAGCTCAAACTTTACTCACAAAAGAGTTAAATCAACTTTATCTGAGGTAATTTTTATCTCGGAAGAATATGGACAAGAAGCACAAGTTGGTGGAACGGTAGATTTTAAAAGAACCGCAGTATCTATAAATTCTGGAAGTCAAGTTTATGATTTAAATAATGTGATTAGTGAAGTAAGTCATTCTGGACAATCAATTGAAGTTAAAAGAGTTCATTATGAGGCGAGTCCAGCAGTAACGAGATACTTTGACCCATACGCATCAACAGGTCAAGGAACATACAATATGTTGGACGGATTTGGTTTTGGTAATATGTCACCAGCAATTACTTTCGTATTACAACCAATTTTTGCAGACTTATTACGAGTTCAAGCAATTGAATTTAATGACCAGATTAGAAAATCTGCTTATTCATTTGAAATTCGTAACAATCAATTAAGAGTATTTCCCGTTCCAACTGAATCAGGTTCATTATGGGTAGAGTATATATTGACAGATGAAAGAGATAATCCTTTAAGAACGAGATATAGTGGTTCAAGTGATGATACGGTAGTATCTGATTATTCAAATGCAAGATACGACAATATGGTTTATTCAAACATCAATGATGTTGGTAAACAATGGATTAGAAAATACGCATTAGCATTATCAAAAGAGTTATTGGGAATCATTCGTTCTAAATACGGAACAATTCCTATTCCAAATTCAGAAGTTTCATTGGATGGAGATACGCTAAGAGCTGAAGCAGCAGCAGAAAAAGAACAATTAATAGAACAATTAAGAGAGAATCTTGAACAAACAAGTCGTAAAGCACTTATGGAAGCTAAACGAGATGAAAGTGAATTTGAACAAGAAACATTGAAGAAAGTTCCTTACCCAATTTATATAGGATAAATAAATGGCAAGTCGTTATTACCCACAGAAAGACTTGGACACCATAGATAAATTTAATAGAGAATTATTAGGTGAACCAAATTTAAGCAAAGATGGAATCATAAATCAAACCGTAGTTGTATATAAGGTTTCAGTTTATGATACTGAATCCAATATGTATGGAGAATCAGCTGAAGGTAAAGTTTATAAGCCAGGTGTTAATTTACCTTGTCTTGTAGACGCAGATGACTTTGATTTCAATACAGATGAGTTTGGGCCAGACCAAAGACAAAATGTTTCATTTGCATTCCAAAGAGATTATTTAGTTGAAGTTAATTTTAGACCAGAAATAGGTGATATAGTAAATTGGAATGATGGTTATTTTGAAATTAATGCTTTCAACGAAAACCAATTAGTAGGTGGAAACACAGACAATAATCACTCTATTGTAGCAACTGCACATCTAACAAGATTATCAATAACAAATATTGAACAACAAAGAGGTTTCTAATGGCAAGGAATAAACCAATACCAAGAAGTCAACGATTGGAGTTTAATCGTGGGACCAAAATCAGTCGTAATTCGCCTGGCGCAACAGATGATGTAAAAAACATATCCGTAAGTTTAATGGATATGGATAGCTCTATCTTATTCTATTTCAATAATGTAATCAAACCAGAAGTAGAGGAAAACAAAGAAAAGGTAAAAGTTCCTTGTTTATACGCATCACCAGAAAGATGGGTATCAATTCAAAAGAACGGATACCTAAGAGATAAAAAAAATCAAGTTATATCCCCATTGATTGTTTTTAAAAGAACAGCTATGGAAAAGAACCAAGATATTCCTATTGACAAAGTAGACGCCAACAAACCGAGAAACTTTTACGCATTTCAAAAAAAATATAGTAGTTTTAATCGTTACGATAAGTTTAGTGTATTACAAGAATTGTCACCAGGTAGAGAATATTACAATGTAGCTATGCCAGATTATGTAACTCTAACTTATGAGTTTACGATTTTCACATCTTACATTGAACAAATGAACAAGATTATTGAAAAGATAATGTATTCTGAGGGTTCATATTGGGGTGAGCCAGGTAAGATGAGATTTAGAACTCAAATAGAAAGTTACTCGGACGCTTCGGAGTTTGAAAATGAAAGACTTATAAAAACAACATTTACGGTAAATTTATTTGGTTATATATTACCAGAAACTTACAACAATTATACAACAACACAAAAGTATCTTACACCAAAGAAAATTATAATGAGAGAGGGAGCTGATACTAAGATTGTGGACGATACTGGTAAATCAGTATTGGCACCAAATGCAGCAGTTGAGGGTGGAGACACAACAAAAGATTTATTTTCTATATCCGTAACAAGTGGATTGACTTTAACACAAGGAACAGGTGTAACTATTTCAAACACAGGAGTTTCCTTTGATGGTTCAAGTCCACTAACACAAGCGATATCTATTGGGCAATCAGTAGGAACAACAGATAGTGTAAAGTTCAATCAGATAACGGCAAGTAGTGCAATACAAATTGGAGATTCATCAACAAAATATAGTTCAACAGGTATTAGTGGTAGTATTGATATAACGGGTTCATTAGTTACAACAGGTAATATGACCGTAGCAGGAAATACTACGATTAGTGGAACATTAACAGCTAACGAATTCCATACCGTAATGACTTCCGCTTCAATATTGTTTGAAAGTGGTTCAACAAAGTTTGGTAATTCAACAGATGATAAACACGAATTTACAGGTAGTGCGCAAGTTACTGGTTCATTTGAATTGAATGGGTATCAAATTACAGAATTGTCAAATGATACCACATTGGGTGGAAGTAGCGCAGTAGCAGTTCCAACGGAAAATGCAGTAAAGACATACATAGATAATGAAGTTGGAAGTGTTCAATCATATTTAAGAAAACAATTTGTAAAAGTATCATCTGGCATTTCTAATGCTTCAACGGCAAGTTTTAGTAGTGTTGCAAGTGCATCCGCTCCAAGTGGATACACAGCAACATCTGAAAATGACTTTATATTTTTTATTAATGGGCAATATATGGAACACGACGCTTTATCAATACAACAAGCAGGTTCCAACTTTTTACTAATAGTTAACACGAGTGGTATAGGATACTCATTAGAAAGTGATGATGAAATTTTAGCAATTGGTAAATTTAATTCTTAGGATTAGAAATGAGTATTCCTAAATTTATACTTAAAAACCCAATAACAATTGAAACACCAACAGGTGTTATATCAATCGTTGATAGTAATCCTTTTGGTTCACAAGCGTTCTTTTTAAAAAGTGATAAGAATGTTGAATTGAAAATTGGACAAGTAGTAGCGACAAGCTCTAATGTTCAGTTTTCAAATGTAACGAGTTCAAACGTAGTTAAAGCTGGGAATTTATTTTTAGGTGAAGGATTTATTAGTAGTTCAACAGGTTTAGTTTCACACACCGGTAGTATGGTTATCACACAAGAACTAACCGGTAGTGGAAATATGACATTAAATGGTAGATTAACCGCTACAAAAATTGAAGCAAACGTTAGTGAATCATTTACATTGTTTGAAAGTGGCTCAAGTATATTTGGAGACACTACAAATGATAAACATATGTTGACAGGTAGTGTTGATGTGACGGGTTCATATAAACTAAATGGGTATCAAGTAGATGAGATATCAAATGATACTTCATTAGGGGGTAGTAGCACGACTTCTTTACCGACTGAAAATGCTTCAAAGGGATACTTGACAACATTAAATGTTCCAAACAAATTGGCATATTTGAGGAAGTCATTTGCACATACGGCAAGTATTTCCAATACAGCAACCGCTAGTTTCAATGCTATTACGGCATCGGCACCAAGTGGAGTGACAACAACAAGTGAAGAAGATTTTATGTTTTTTGTAAATGGTATGTTGATTGAAGGAGACGCATTGACTATACAACAGAAAACATCGACAAATTTAGAGTTAAGATTGAACATATCGGGCTTAGGATACTCTTTGGAGAGTGGAGATGAGGTCGTAGGATTTGGTAAATTTAATAGTTAGATATTTATAAGTAGGAAAAATACAAGAGAATTATGGCAAATATTAAGGGAAAACAACTATCGAGTAATTTAGCAGTAACTAACGTTACGGCAAGTGGACACATTAGTGGAAGTAATACTTCTACGGGTTCATTTGGTAATGTGCAAGTCGTTAGAAGTATGACAGCAGCAAATGTTTCAGCATCAGTTATTCAAGCTACCCAAGGAACAATCGATATTCATTCATTGAGTGGATATGTTGCTAACGAAAATATAGACCATAGTTCAGTAACAATTACAGCAGGTAGTGGTTTAACTGGTGGTGGAGATATAACTTCCACAAGAACATTAGCAGTTGGAGCCGGAACAGGTGTTACAGTAAATGCTAATGATGTAGCGATTGGACAGGCAGTTGCAGCATCAAGCACACCAACATTCGCAGGACTTACCTTAACGGGTAATTTAATATCAGATTCAATAATTAGTGGTAGTAGAATTGCCACAACAGGACAAATTACTGGTTCTACAATTTCCGCATCGGTTGTTCAAGCAACACAAGGGACAATAAATCACGATTCATTAGCAGGGTTTGTAGCAAATGAACACATCAATCACACGAGTGTTGACATAACAGCTGGAGCAGGACTAACAGGTGGTGGAGATATTTCATCAACAAGAACTCTTGCAGTCGGTGCAGGAACGGGTATTACTGTAAATGCCAATGATGTAGCAATTGGACAGGCAGTTTCTACAACTTCTAATGTAAAATTTGCAAACATTACAGGTTCGATTATTAGTGGTTCAAGTCTATTAGGTGTAGTTGGAACAGCAACACAAGGAACAATCAATCACGATTCATTATCAGGTTTTGTTGCAGACGAACACGTTGCTCACGGAGATGTAACGATTACAGCTGGAGCAGGTCTAACAGGTGGTGGAACAATCGCATCTACAAGAACATTAGCAGTTGGAGCCGGAACAGGTGTTACCGTAAATGCCAATGATGTAGCAATCGGTCAGGCAGTATCAACGACTTCCAATGTTTTATTTGCAAATATCACGGGTTCAATTATTAGTGGTTCAAGTTTATTGGGTGTGGTTGGAACAGCGACACAAGGAACCATTGACCACGATGGTCTGGCAAATTTTGTAGCAAACGAACACATAGACCATAGTGCAGTAAGTGTAACAGCGGGCGATGGTTTAACTGGTGGTGGAACAATAGCTGCTAATAGAACTATAAATGTAGTGGGTGGAGACGGAATTACAGCTAACGCAAATGATGTAGCAGTAACTGCCGCACAAACAGCAATAACTTCTTTAATCAATTCAAGTTTAACAAAAATCGGAACAGCAACTGACCAAGAATATATTAAGTTTGACACTTCAAATGAAGTAAATGTTCATATAAATAATTCAGAAAAGTTAAGTGTAACTACCGCTGGTGCAAATGTAACGGGAGATTTTGCAGCATCAGCAACATCTTCGGCAGCACATATATTGGTAACAGGTATAATTTCTGGTTCTCAAATAGAAGCAAGTGGTGATGTTATCGCATTTAGTTCATCTGATAGAAGATTTAAAGATAATCTTGTTGTGATTGAAGGTTCATTAGACAAGATAGGTAAAATAAATGGTTATGAATTTGATTGGAACGACAAACAAACCGCTTACAAAGGACACGACATTGGTGTTGTGGCACAAGAAATAGAAGCAGTTTTACCAGAGGTCGTAACCACAAGAGGAGATGGATACAAAGCAGTCAAATATGACAAAATTGTTCCATTGTTAATCGAGTCAATAAAAGAATTACAGAAAAAAGTTGAAGATATAGAAAAAAATTGTGATTGTTTGAATAAATAATCTGATATTTATATACAAACCAAACAGGAGTTATAATGGCAAAGAAAAAAGAAATTAAATTCACAAAAGAAGAATTAAGTTCATTACAGAGTTTAAAGGATTCTTATTCCAATGTTGAATTATCTTTGGGTAAAATAGAGGTTGCTCGTATGCAAACTGAACAAAGATTAGAACAAATTGAAAATGAGAAACTTCGTTTAGAAACTGAATATACTCAAACACAAATTCAAGAAAACGAATTAGTAAGTGAGTTGAATGAAAAGTATGGAGCAGGTAATCTGAATCCAGAAACTGGCGTCTTCACACCAGTAAAATAATTAGTCTTGGTAGTGAATTTTGAGATTTGTATATGATATTTATATACAACGATTAACACATTTAGGAGAAATCTAATGGCAGAAAGAATAGTAAGTCCTGGTGTATTTACCAGAGAAAAAGATTTATCTTTCTTACCACAAGGAATTTCAGAAATTGGAGCAGCATTAATTGGACGAACAGAAGATGGTCCGGCATTTGTTCCAACACAAGTAAGAAATTTCCAAGAGTTTGAAGAGATATTTGGTAAAGAAAACCAGAATTTTTACGTTCCTTTTACAGCAAAGGAATACTTACGAAGTGCAGGAACGGTAACCATCGTTCGTGTATTAGGACTTGGCGGATATCAAAATGATTTTATAGCATTAGGATTGTCAGGTTCATTTGGTGGGGCAACAAATCAACACCAAATAGCAGCAGTATTAAAGCCGTCAGCAGGCGGTTTAACATATGACTTAAACGGAAAAACAAGTGCTTCATTTGTTAACTTAGGAAATACAGATGATAGTGGTAGTTGGAGTGGCGTTTCATTAAAATTAACAAATGGTTCAGGTGGATTCGATACCCACTCGTTCTCATTTAACACAAGTTCAGCAGAATACATTGATAAAGTATTTAGCACAGACCCATTAACCACAGATAAGGGAGTGTATTTATACAAAAACTATAAAGACCTTCACACAATGGGTGGTATGGATTCAAACGTATCTGCAAGTATAGCGAGTGGTAGTGTAAATAGTTTCTTACAAGACTACAAGGTAGCAACTACACCTTCAATACAATCACAAATAGTAGGTGGAGCAAGAACAAATTTATTTAAAGTAAACACCCGTGCACACGGAACAAGTGCTAACTCTAAATTTAAATTAGCGATTCGTGACATTAAAGAACCAGCAGACGTAGTAGGTAGTGATTATGGTCTATTTGGTATTGAAGTTAGAAGAAATAATCCAGGTCAAAACAATGATAATGAAGTCTTAGAAAGCTTCCCAAGTTGTAATTTTGATGAGAATTCACCAAACTTCTTACCAAGACAAATTGGTGATAGATATGTAACTATTGATTCAAGTGGAAAATTATCTACAAATGGTGATTATCCAAATCAATCTAAGTTTATTTACATTAGTGATTATGATAATTTAACAGGTCTATCAAAGGGATTAGTTCCTATGGGATTTGGAGCAGTATCATCACCGCACTACTCATCTCTTAGTCTTGGAGCTTTCACAGGTCTTGGAACAGCGGTTTCATCATCAACAGCAACGATAGCTTCAGCTTCATTTAAAAGAAGTCAGGTAAATTTAAGAGGAGCATTTGACGCAAATGTATTTTATGGTTTTGATTTTGATAAAGAAACTAATAAAGAATACTTAGCACCATTAATGGTTGCTAATAGTAATACAACAGGTAATGTTACTATGAGTTTAGAAAATATGTCAGGAAGTGCAGACGCTTCCACATTAGGAACAACATTTTCAAACGCAACTCAGTTTCTCACATTATCACAATCACACGCTGACCAAAGAAAGTTTGTAGTTCCTTTCCAAGGTGGTTTTGACGGATTAAATCCAGCAGTAACATCATCAGTTGGTTCAGCGATAACAGCAGCTAACTCACAAGGTCTTGATTTCACTACATCACTTTCAAGTGGTTCAGTAGCATTCAAGAGAGCAATCAATGCAGTATCTAATCCAGATGAGTTCGATATTAACTTGTTGGTAACACCAGGTATTATCCACTCAATACACTCAAGCGTAACAAATCACGTAATTGATAAAGTTGAAGATAGAGCAGATTGTTTCTATATAATGGACGGGTCAGTATATGGTCGTTCAATAGACAACGCAGTTAATGATATTAAATCATTGGATAGTAATTATGTAGCAACATATTATCCTTGGGTTAAAGTAATTGATGAAACTAAAAACAAACCAACTTGGGTTCCACCTTCAGTAGTATTGCCAGGTGTTTACGCAAATACTGATAGAGTAGCTCACGAATGGTTCGCACCAGCAGGTTTGAATCGTGGTGGTTTACAAAGTGTAACAGAAGCTCAAACAAGATTGACACATAGTGAAAGAGATACATTATACGAAAATCGTATTAATCCTATCGCAACTTTCCCAGGTCAAGGTGTTGTAGTTTTTGGACAGAAAACTCTACAAGGAAAACCAAGTGCATTAGATAGAATCAATGTAAGAAGATTGTTGATTAGACTTCGTAAGTTTATCGCATCTACTTCAAGGTTCTTAGTATTTGAACAAAACACAAGCGCGACAAGAAGTCGTTTCTTGAATCTTGTAAATCCTTTCTTGGAATCAGTTCAAGCAAATTCAGGATTGACAGCGTTTAGGGTGGTAATGGACGAAAGTAATAATGGTCCAGATGTTGTGGATAGAAACCAATTAGTTGGTCAAATATTCATACAACCAACCAGAACAGCTGAATTCATAGTCTTAGATTTTGTAGTTCAACCAACAGGTGCAGCATTTGCAGACTAAAAGTTGAAACTCTTAATCAGAGAATGAGAAAAACCCCCGATACTCTCGGGGGTTTTTTGTTATGATAAGGGAAATAAATTCTGCAGGTGATTTACACCAAATCACCAAAGGTTGTTTCTAATCTCGTGAAACACTACATAACCCTTCGGTTCCAAATAAGTAGTCACCGAAAACCCACAAATCTAATTACTTAGGATAAATAGCAAATGTATCAGCGTATTCAGCCAATGTATTGTGTTGATTTCTCACAAAACCATATTGTGGTTTGCTACCACCACGATATCTAATTCTATAATTACCAGTCATCATCATATTTCTGATAGTTGGGTTATACCTAAATTCCATAGGAATACCCTTGTATAAAGCTTGTTCAAAGTAAGGAGCTTCATAATCTTCCAACCTAACAGCTGGTTGATTTTCGTTCATTACATATAAATCCATAGGATTATGAGCATATTGGTAATGAGTAATGGTATGAGTTCCATTTTCTACATACTCACCAGCATCATTGTAATACCCATAATGGTTTGGGATTTCTCTCGTTACCAAAGTATCTTCATAATTCCTTGGCATAATACCTAACACGGCATCAGTTGTAAATTCATTTTGTTGTTCATCAAGAAATCTTTCATTTTCAATCATTTGTTCAATAGTCATTTCGTTTTCCTTTATCATTATCATAACACTATAATATACAAATACTATTTGTAAATGTCAAGCTTTTTTTTAATTATTTTCTTCAAAGAGTTCTTCTTCACAATCATCACAAAGGAAAAAGCCGTCTATTTCAACGCCACACTCTTCACATATTATCTCATCAATCATACTATAATATAGTTATTACTAATGACAAAGTCAAGCTTTTTCTAATAAAACTTCAATAAAACTTCTAAAAGTATATCATATTTGATATACACTTTTTTTCATTTCTTTATATTTATTATTGTATTAAAGAAAAATTCTTTGTAGGAGAGAGAAAGTGGCTGAATTATTAGACCCAAATGAAATATTTTTTACGCCTTTTGAACCAAAAACGAAAAACAGATTCGTTATGGAAATTGAAGGCATACCAGCGTTCTTGGTTAAAACAATGGCAAGACCGCAAATTACTTTTGAAGAAGTAGTTTTAGACCATATCAATGTAAAAAGATATGTAAAAGGTAAAGCTAGTTGGTCAACACTGGCAATCACTTTGTATGACCCAATCGTTCCAAGTGGAGCACAATCAGTTATTGAGTGGATTAGATTACACCACGAATCAGTAACAGGTCGTGACGGATATTCTGATATGTATAAGAAAGATATTACTTTCAATGTATTAGGACCAGTTGGAGATAAAGTAGAAGAGTGGACATTAAAAGGAGCATTTATTACAGACGCAAACTTTAATGATTTAGACTACGCTTCATCAGACGCAGTTGATATTGCACTAACTTTAAGATACGATTACGCAATCCTACAATTCTAAGGAGAAAAATTATGTGGGCAATATTTAAAGACAATAATGAGTACAATGAGAAATCAATAATTGGTTTCGGTGCATTTACAGTAATGGTTTTATTTGCGTTTGCAGATGTTGTTACTGGACTTATGGGTAAAGATTTAGTTATCAATGATGTAGTATACAATTCATTCCTATTCACTACATTGGGTAGCTTCGGTATCGCAGGTGCAGAAAAAGTTTTAAAAAAATAATAAGTTATTAATCTTAATTAATCAAGGAGTAAAACAAAATGGCTGAAAATCAGTATGGATTTCCTACTGAAGTTCTATCTTTACCATCACAGGGATTATTATATTCCGAAGATAGTCCTTTGCGTAGTGGAACAATAGATGTCAAATATATGACAGCAAAAGAGGAAGATATCTTAACTTCCACAAATCTAATTCAACAAGGTAAAGTAATTGACAAACTTTTAGAAAGTGTAATTGCTAATCGTAAAATAAAACCAATGGAACTTTTAGTCGGTGACAAAAATGCACTAATGGTCGGAACTCGTATTTTAGGATACGGAAAAGATTACAGAGTAGAAATTACAGACCCTGATACACAAGAAAGAGTTGAAACAACAATAGATTTAACAGAACTTAAACACAAAAAAATAAGTAAAAAGTTATACAAAAATGGTAACAAGTTTTCATTTACATTACCTAATTCAGAAAGAGTGGTTGAGTTTAAATTACTAACACAGCAAGATGAAAACGAAATCAGTAGAATTCTACAAGATTACGAAAAAGTAGAAAAACTAACTGGTGTTAGTAATGAATTAACCACAAGATTCAAATACTACATATTATCTATTGACGGACAAGAAGAACAACACATCATTGACAAATTTGTTGATAATGAGTTCTTAGCATTGGACGCTCGTGCGTTAAGAAAGTATGTTACTGATATCACACCTGACATTGAGTTGAAGTTTGACTATACAAGTCAAACAGGAAATCTACACAAAATAGATGTTCCACTCGGGATAGAATTTTTTTGGCCAGCCGCCGAGTAATAGGGCGGCCATACACGAAGAACTCTTTAACATTGCCTATTATGGTAATGGATTCAATCACAACGAACTCTACAATATGCCAGTTCCTTTAAGAAGATTTTATGCTCAACAATTAATCAAAGCAAAAGAAACCGAAAAGAAAACCTACGAAGAAATAAATAAGAACAAAAGATTCAAGAAATCTTAAAACTTGATATTTATTATTGAATAGGAGTAATTTAAATGGCAAAAAAATATAAATACACAGAAGAAAAAGTATTAAATGAATTCATAGGTGCACTATTAACAAATTTGATATCTAATAGAAAGTCAAAAACAATACAAAGTCTATTGAAAAATGACCCGATAATTCGTAGATACGATTCTGAGATAAAAACTATCACAGATAAGATGAGGCGTGATGTCGAGAAAGCAAGAAAAACGGATAAAACTCTTGACGCAACAATGAAAAGAATTGAAAAGAAAAGAGCTTTAGCCCTAAAATAGTCTTATTCATTATAATCAGTTACACAAGTTAAACTAAATACACACTAAAATATGGCGAAAAAGAAAAAACAAGAAAGATTCTTTTCATCCAGAGCGAGACAAAGAAAAGAGTTTGATAAAGAAATTGACGCATTTTCAGATGTAGAAAGTCTTTATCAGAATATGCTTTCCATTATGAAGGAAATGGGAAAGTCCGGTCAAAAAAGATTAAACCAACTTAAAGAAGAAGGTAATCTATACAAAAAGACAAAAGACCTTGCAAACGAAGTATTTAATAAAAATTTCCAAAGACAAGATTTAGAAGATAAAATTCTTGAAGCCATAACAAAAGGTAATCACGAGGAAGCCGAAAGATTAAAAGTAGCAGACCTTATAAATGGTAGATACGAAAGACAAAACCAATTAGTCAATAAACAAGTATCACTCGCCGGAGACCTTGGTAGAAAAATAGAAGGGATATTTAGTAAAATACCTGGCGGTGGACTTCTTGCAGCTATGTTAGGTGTAGAGGGTTTAGGTGATAATATAGAAAAGGAAATAAGATTTAAAATAGCTGAAGGTGGTGGTTTAAAAGGAGCTTTACAACAAGAGGGTTTCGGTGGTCTTATTGGTCAATCACTTGGTAAAGCTGGACAAGGAACAGCAAAGGAATTTGAACAATTTGAAGGTCAGAGTATCCTTGGAAAACTGGGTATACTCGGTGAGAAGAAAGGTAATATAAATGCATTTTTAAGAAGTTTAACTGGTATGCAATTATTTGGTGGACTTGCAACAATCGGTGGTCTTATTGGAGCAGCAGCGTTAGCAACGAGAAATATAAGAGCCGGTCTGGAAAAAGGTTTAGGGTTTAGTGGAACGGGCAGACCAGTTATGCAAAGATTGTTCTTCGGAGAAACAGCTGACGCATTTGAAAATGAATTCGGTAAAGTTGATTCACTATCAGCAGGTCTTGGAATTCGTATGGCAATTATGTCGAGAACTATGGGTTTATCAGTAGAGAATGCTGCAGCATTAACAAAAGAATTAGTTATATCAAGTGATTTAACACAAGAACAATCTCTTGATGTATTGGAAACCGTACAAGGTTTGGCAAAAGCTTCAGGTGTTGCACCAAAAGCAATCTTTGAAGATATGGCTCAGAACTCAGACTTGTTTGCACAATTTGCACAAGACGGAGCAGGTGGATTAGCCGAAGCAGCAATCAAAGCCAAAACACTTGGATTAAATTTATCAGCAGTGAGTGCAGTTGCTAAATCATTATTAGATTTTGAAACATCAATAAGTAATGAATTTGAAGCACAAGTCTTAACTGGTAAAATGATTAATCTGGATAGGGCTCGTGGGTTAGCACTACAAGGTAAAGCATCAGAATTATTAGATGAAATCGTTAAACAAGTTGGTGGAGAAGCAGAACTTCGTTCAATGAACATATTACAAATGGAATCATTAGCAGGAGCAGTCGGACTATCAGTCAATCAATTACAACGAGTAGTTCAAGGTAATGAAGCAAGTTTAAAAAATCCAGTGGTGTCTAAACTTGATGAAACCAATGAAATTCTAAAAGCACAATTAGACACAGAACAAAGACAATTGTTAGGTCAACAAAAGCAAGACACAATGGTAACTTACGGATAATATAGTGGCAAAAGAAAAATCAAATTTAATAAAATTAACGTCTAATCTGACAAGTTTTGATTACTCGGATGTTGGTGATTACAATAAAAACGGAACACCACACCCGATTGCAGATGTAGAAGCTCAATACGACAAATTAGATGTAGATGAAGGACAACTTATCAAAAGAGATATCGGTGAAAGATATACTTTCTCACCAGGAGATAATGTATCCATAGATGGTGGTTTTGTTCGTGGTGGTGCAGCTACAAAAGTCCAAAGACAATTAGAAGACCAAAAAAGAATTGCTAAATTCTTAACCACACCAAAAGGTGCATTGTTCACTATAAAACAAGCAATATTACAAAACCAAAATTCAGATAGAGAAACCAATATTTACAATCCATTAAGTTTAAATAAAAGTTTAATAGACACTTTATCAACAAGACCACAACGACACATTAATGAAGCAAAGATAAAAGACGCATTTAGTAGTTTAGGTGGATTCTTTAACTTTTTAGTAGGAAACAATACACTTGAACAAGGTAGAAAAAATGGTAATTCAGTAAGTAATAATAGAAATGTTGAAAATTTAAAACCAGATGTTGATAGATTTGGTGGTAAGGTAAAAATCTCAAGGGTAGGTAATTCACAAATTGGAACTACTATCAAAACTAAAAACGAGATTGACGTAAGTGGTCCTGAAACAGATAGAAAAGCAGAGTCCTATATACCATTTACAGACAGAAAAGAGCGTGGACCAAGATTACCAAGAAAAGATAAAGAGACCAACGGAACACTTTTTGTTCACGAGTTTTCAAAACAAAAATCGTATAAATCTGCATACACAGAAAATTTTAAATCGGACCTTAGAAGGCAAGACGATATAAAAGAAGAGAAAGCAAGAGACTATAAATCAAATAAGGAAAATCCTTCTGGCGCTTCACTAAACTTACCAAGATATGATTCTTCAAATATTAGCAGCGTGACATTGGGGACGAATGTTCATCCAACAAATATTACAAGAAAGTCAGAATTAAACACAGCTGCATTTTTTGATATTAAATCAAAAGGAACAAGAAAACTACAAGTAAAATATGGTGGAGAACTTGGTCAAACTACAAAACTTGATAGAGTTACTGACCTACCAGAAGATTTTATAAAATTTAGAATTAGAGACGTCATTAATGGTAAGTGGATTATATTTCCTGCAATCTTTACGTCAGGCATAACTGATAATTCCCAAGCCAGTTACAATTCAATAAACTATATTGGAAGACCAGACGCAGTTCACATTTATCAAAACAGAACAAGAAATGTTAGTTTTGGATTTAGAGTCGTGGCACTAAACGAAACTGATATACCAATCATATGGGAAAAGATGAATGCACTAAAAGGACTAACGGCACCACAATTTAAACGATTCTTTTCAGATTCAGTAGTAGACGAGACAAGGCCCGTAGCACCAATCATTAATTTAACTATTGGTGATATGTTCGTTAACACACCTGGTTATTTTACGAGTGTATCGGTTAATGTAGGAAGTTCTGCAACTTGGGAAACCAAAGACGGAAGACAATTCCCACACGTTTGTGATGTAACGGTTGAATTTACTTATATCGGAAAAGAAGTTCCAACTATGTTGGGTAAACATTATGAAGATGAATCAAGTATAGCTAAGGCAAAAGATAAAGAATTTGCTAGACTCAAAGCCATAGAACGAAGAAAGGAAATATCAAGAAATTTATTAGAAAACCTTGAAAGTGGAAGGACTGATGTTCAGACTGATGTTCAGTTGGATATAACTGGACTATCTAATCAACGAACATTACAAGACAGATTATTTGCAGATAACAGAACAAATTTAACCTTAAACACGGGAATACAACGTTCAACGGACCACACAACATCATATCCTGATGTTAGAACATTTACAATACCAGCTAGAAAGGGTTAAAAATGAGATACGATAATTCAAAACTATTAAGAGATGAAAACGGAACACGATATTTAAATCGTATTGAATATCCAGTTATTCCAATTCAAGATTCCGATATAAATATTCTTGGTGTTATAGGACAAAGATTTGATAACCTGGCAAACAAATACTATGGTAATCCGCAATTATGGTGGATAATAGCCAGAGCAAACAATCAGAACAATGGTTCTATGTATACGGAAATCGGTAAAGAATATAGAATACCACAAGAAATACAATTGATAATGCAAAAATTTAAAGAATTAAATGACTAATGAGTTTAGAAGCAAAACAAATTCATCCTGCAGTTCAGAAAGCACTCTTTCGTAAGATAGATGCTTTAAATAGAATTCGCTTAGGAACTAATAAATCTTTCTATACGACATCAACGGCATTGGATGTCCAAAAACAATCTAATCCAATCGAACAACAAATGGCACGAATGTGTTGGGCAAGACTTACTGCAGCAGTGATAGACCCCGATAAGACAGGATTAGACGGATTAAACGACCAACCAATATACTTTTCAAGTTACATACAAGAATCCCAAACTAACTCTGGCATTGAAAATGCAAACCGACCATTGACTTATAACAAAGAGTCTTCACGATTAGGGGAAAATCAACGCAATATATACAGAGGTGAAACCGGTATTACATCAGTTCAAGTTGACCAATTAAGTTTTTTTGTTAAAAAGATGACAATTAGTTTTGCTTGTCCAGACCCAATAGATTTTGAAAAAAGAATACAACCAATATTTTTAAGACACGGACAATATTGTGCAGTCGAATTTGGTTGGGGTATGAACGACTCAGATGTAAATACACCACCTTTAAGCTTTGACGACATTCAAAAATTGAATTCAAGTATTAAAGAAAGAAATTTAGCAAGCGCTGGTAATTACCAGTGTGATGTCGGTATTGTATCAAACTATACATTTTCACTAAATACAGACGGTGGATATGAGGGAACAATTGACATCTTGACTCGTGGTCAAAACATATTAAATCAAACATCACAAAACGATAACGATATAGCAAGAGATGTATTGAGTATTAAAAGTGGTATAAGTGATTTACAACTTTTAGAAAAAGTATCTAAAACAAATCCTGAAGATGTGCCAGAAGAATTAGAACAGGCAGCTGAGGATGTCAGTAGAGAACTTGAAGAGTTGCAACAGGCAAAAGTTACATTCAAAAGAACTATGGGAAATTTAGAAAATGTTCTTGATGATTATTTAAAAAGGTCAAAAGATGAAATTCTATCAATCAAAGGACTCGCAGGTAATGAATACGGAAACATAAATAATTTCCTTGAATTGCCGATAGATTTCCCACCATTGTTATCACCAATGCTGGGTTGGATTCACTATAAATTTAAAAATGGTGTATTGAGAACAAAACCATCTACAATGGAAAATGTTTCAAAAGCTTTAGATTTTTTAGAATTTGACAAGTTTGACAAAGCAGCTAGGGACTTTATTCTTGGTGAAAATGATGAAGTCTTAAGCACATTTGTTCCTGATAATAAAGATACAGTAGACAATTACTTCGTATCTTGGGGTTGGTTTGAGGACCATATATTGAATAGTTTTTTCTCAATAAAGGTTGATGTTACGGCAGGAAAAACCACTCAAGAAGATGTATCATTACAATCCGTAAGAAGTGTAAATGAAGATAGTGGAACTAAACAACCTAATAAATGTCACATAGCACCAAAACTATTTACGAAAGGGTTGGATACGGTAATTTTACCAGGTAGAACACACGAGAGCATTCGTCAAGGAATGCCATTTAGATTTCAAAAGTGGAACGAACATTACAACGCTCAACTTAAACAAGTTGCAGTTAGAGGTGTGTTTGAAATCATTGACAAAAAGTTTAAACCATTCGTTCCGACTTATACTGAAGAAATTGCAACAAACAACACTCAACAACCAACTCTAAAGACTTCTTTTCCAGGAGATGCTGGCATTATAAGAAATATGGTTTTTCCAATTGGAAAATTTAAAGAACATTTTACCAATATGGAAACACTTAAACAAGGTTTGAGAAGTTTTTGGGCAGACGTGTCAAATCAGTATGGTAGCTTTTGGCAGTTTGGAATTGCACAAGACCAAAACAATACGGGTAGAATAGGTATTTATGACCAACTTTACAATCCAGAAGCACAAGATGTTAAATTATTCGTATCGGAAAATCAATCTTCAAGAGAAGACTTCATAAATTACAAATATGCAAAATATAAAGATGTGAAAACAGGTGAATTATCAACTGATAAAACTGACAAGATATTTAACTTTCCACTATATAGTAAGGATTCAATTGTGAAAAATTTTAATTTAACGGTTAAAATATCTTCAAAGGCATCTACAATCGCCGTCTATGGTGGTAATACAAATGTGGCAACAGGAACTCAACGTTCAACCGATTACACAGATGTGTCATTACAAGCATATTCATTACTACTAAATTCAACTCGTGAAGCTAAGACTTCCGAAGAGTTAAAAGAATTATCACAAAGACTAAAATCAGGCATTGTGACTGGTATGAAGTTTCCAATTGATGATGATATGATAGGAACTGGAACTTCTCAATATAACCAAGCATCAGGAAGTGAAGTTCAACCTTTGAATGAAGAAGGAATTAACTTCAAAAGTGTTCCTGAAAACAATCCAAGTGTAGAAGAAGTTATAAAAAGATTTCAAGAATTAGAAGACCAAAACGAATCAATAGGTATTATGAATTGGTATGACCCAGATAGGCCAGGCGTAACTCGTTTATACGATAATAGAGGTAATATGAAACCTGAATACATTACCACTATGTTGTTTTTGATTAACAATTCTTTATACAGAGATGATAAATCAAATATACTAAATACGGTGCCAGTAATTCCGATTGATATTGATATGACAATAGATGGTGTGGGTGGTTTAAAACCATTTGACTTATTTATGGTTGATTATTTACCAAAAATATATAGAGAATTTTGTTACTTTCAAATATTTGATATTGGTCACACCATTACATCAGCTGGTTGGGAAACCAATATTACGGCTAAAATGAGAATGGATATGAAAAAGTATTTTGAAAAATATCCAGAACAAACAAAATCAGAAAGCTCCGATATCAAACGATTTGCACTTTCTCTCAAAACGATAGAAGAATTAGAATTAGATGATGATAAAGTACAAAGACTAATTGGTCACATTGAGAGTGAAAACTCGTTAATAAATTTTGCAAGGGCAAAGTTATTTATACGTGACGCTTTCGATAAAGCTAAAGAAGGACTAAGTTCATTTACAAACAGAACAGCATTTAAATTAGATGGTTTTGGTGAAATAACAGGAAATGAAGAACTGGTTATCGTAAAGTACCCAACTTCTTACAAAATTCAACGATACTACTTGGACCAAAAGGGACCACTTGGATTATTTGATGTTATCAATCCTAACATTATAAGGCCACAATATGGCTCTCCAACAAATGTTGTTCAAGCTAAAAACATTAAGCGTAATAAGACACTAAGTGGTATCGAACTACATAATAGAAATATCAAAAAATATGAAAACGACATTAAAGATATACAAGTAGCAAAAACACAAGTGTTAGGTGGTGGTGAACCACAAGACCAACAAACTGATATCGAAACATATAGTGTTTAAATAAATCATATTTTCACATAAATAAATACTATTTATAATAAAGGTTATAATGATTATAGTAAATACAAATACACTATTCAATCAACTCAAACAACACATACAGACAAAACCATTTGTATTATTGCAAATGTATTCAGATGTTAAAGCACATCCACAAGAAAATCGTGTAAGTTGTTATTATGTTGATTTTCAAGACGAGCAATATATTGTTCCGATTCACCATACCGAAAAATACCAAGATGAAATACAAATGATAAAAACCGAACAAACCATATTCGTTCAAGACTTAAAGCAATATCAACACAACACATTAGTATTCGGTAAAGATATTCGTGATATGAATTGGTCTTATTATTTACAACACAATAAACCTTACGACATAGAACAACATTTAACTTCTGCGCATCATCATTACAATAGATTACATCACGATAAGAAAAACATCAATGATTTAATTCCATTGGTTAAACACGCTCAATACTTTGAACCAATATCAAAACAATTATATGAACGATATGAACAACACGACCAAACCATATTGGAAAATTTATATCAAATAGAACGCAATGGACTAAAAACATATGAAAAAATCATATACTCAGAATACAATCCATACACATCAACAGGTCGTCCAAGTAATCGTTTCGGTGGTATGAACTTCGCAGCTCTGAACAAATCAGACGGAAGTAGAAAAGAATTCATCAGTCGGTTTAACAATGGAGTATTAGTCGAGATGGACTTCGATGCCTATCACTTACGACTAATCGGTGAAATCATTGGATATAAGTTTCCAAAAGGTTCAGTCCACGAACATATGGCAAAACTATACGGATTACCTTATGATGAAGCAAAGGCATTATCATTTAAGTATTTATACGGAGGAATCACAGATGAGGTGTCGGACAACCCATTTTTCTCAAAAGTAAACGATTATATTAAATTACTTTGGCAAGACTATAAAACTAACAATTTTGTCAAATCTTATATTTATAATAGAAGAATATATAAAAAAAATCTACAAGATATGAATCCTAATAAATTGTTCAATTATATGATACAATTAATGGAAACAGAAAACAATATCAAGATTTTAAATATATTACAACCTAAGTTACAAGAATATAATAGTAAGTTAGTGTTGTATAATTACGACGCATTTTTATTTGACTTTGATACCAAAGACGGATTAGAGTTTTTAAGTATGGTAAAACAGACAATTGAAAGTGATGGTAAGTATCCGGTTAAGATTAGCAAAGGGGTAAACTATCACGAAATGCAAGACATAACGGAGAAATTCAATGATTAAATTAAAGGGTTTATTAAAAGAGTGGAACGATACTTCTTATAAATCATTACCAAAACGCTGGTCCAAAAACGTAAACGATACACGAGACGGACTTACTGAAATGGAAAGAAACGAGGGTATACCACACCCAACAAATCAAAAAACAGATTTCTCAAAACCAACCGTAGTTCATCTTTCCAAGAAAGAAATGGAAATACTATACACGCAAGGTCAAATCGAAACAGACGGATTAACAATAATTTATGAACAATAATTGGAACAAAATACTCAACGAGTTAAGTTATAGAGTTTCATCTGGCATTCCAGATTTATCTAATGACCAACACTTAATGAAATTATGGGACATTTTAAAAGAAGAGAAATGGTCCATTGAAGCGCGTGTTGAATTATTCGAAAATCTAACTGAAGCCAGAATGGTTGCAAATCCAAACCCAAGTCCGAACAAAAGAAAAAAGATGGTGACAATACCTTATGCCAGAACATTTTACGATAAACAAGGTGTAGACACAGACGCACTTTCAGATGACGAAATAGAAAGTATGGCAGCATCAGATGATAATTATGTTGAAATAGAACCAGAAGAAGCACCTGAAAAAAATAAAGACTTAAACCAAGACATAGCTGAGGAAACAACTAACGAATTTAACGAAGGAGATTTATCAGAAGACGGAGTATCTGATGAAGACTTTGAAAACAATAAAAAAATAAAAAAAGTTGAAAACCCAATATCCATTGAAGAAATAGAAAGCAAATTACCTAAACCATTACCATTTCCAAGAAAGTATTTAAAAGTTTTACATAGATTATTGAATACAAAAAACAAAGGAAAGATTACTATTTCAGATTTTACAGACGCAGCTGGTGGTGGAACACTTGAGTCAACCGCTGGAGAAATTATGAGTATGATAGGTATGTCCATTACTGATAATGAGAAAGCAAATGAATTCTTTGATATGATTGAGGCACATGCGAAGAACAATAAAGATACTATTATTAGTGAGTCTTGGGCTAGGTCAGGTAAAGAAGTTAGACAAGGTATAATAGATAGATATAATAGAGCTTTCGGAGAGGGAAATTGGAAATTCAAAAACGCAGCTTGGGATATCAAAGACGAAGTAGAAGCTCTTGGTATGGAAGATTACAGACGAGACAAAGGATTTTCTACTGATGTTTACTTTACACTTGAAGTTGACGGAAGAACAATTCTTGACGAAGTATCATTAAAAAAAGACAGAGACGCAAACTTGTTAAATTCAACATCAGGTAGAATGGCCGACATCATCATTAGAGGAAACGCCACTACTGAAGAATATGAAAGATATGATTCACTTTACGGAAAAAGAACATCAGAATTAAAAGAAGATGATATTAAATTCTTGAAAGAAATAAAAGAAAAATATTATACTGAAGAAATTCCAGATAATGTTAAAGTTTCAGTAGTAAAAAAGAAACAAGCAAAAATGCACAACGACAATTTATCAAAGAATAGTGATGCTATCAGAAAAGAAGTAGATAACTTCTTGTCAATGTCAGAAGAGGAACAACTCGTAGTAATGGAACGACTTCGTAAAGCTTTAAATCAGAAAAGTAAGAGTTGGGCCAAAGATAATTTAGATGATTATATAAAAATTATGGAAGAGTTGAAAAATACCGAAGGAGAATTATCACTTGATAAAGTTAATGAGGCGATGTCAGCTCATTATACAAAAAAACATCCAGATGTTCCAGGAGATAAAAAACAAACAAAAAAGAACAGAACGAAAAGAAACGCTAAAACAAACACAAGAAACACACAAAAAACTTCGGCATTGTTTCAACAATTAAATCCTGAATCTGAAACCCAAAAAGATTGGGAAAAAATTGTTGAGAATTCACACGACCACGCAAAAGCAACTGCTGATTATTTGTTATCAAATGAAAAAGCTAAACAAGGATTATTAAAATCAATTAGAGAAGACTTTCCATTACAGTCGTTAATGACTGGTGAAGAAAGTATGCACCTTGGAGGTTTAAGTGCAGACAAAGATACTCTAAAAGAAGTTTTTGGTGTTGATAGTTTTGAAGAATTAGAACAAAACCTTACGGTTAGAGAAACACCACCGCCAGCTTCAATCGTTTATAGTGTAGAGGGTAAAGAATCAATTCCTATCGCAGAAATAAACACAAGACCAGACGGAATTGGTTATGGTGGAAGTTGGAAATTAGAAATGAAAGTTCACCCGAAGTTTGCAGAAGAATTAGAAAAACAAAATCAAAAAGGTAAATAATGAGAACTCAATTACTATGCACCTTTACTTCTAAATCAAAACTAAATGAAATCGTTGACATTATAGTTTCGTGTAATGATATTTTGTATGACAAGATTTATGTATTTGAAAACAAAGATGATTCAAGTCAATTGATTTGCACTTACAATGTTGAGTTCATTGATAACTTTGAAGAAAATATCATTGATACAATCTCTTTACACAGAAAAAAACAATCCAACACACTCTATACAATCAATGCACTAAACGAAGTCATTAGAGAAAAGAACGGCGGTGTATTGGACAAATCATATATGGTTGATTGGTTAGAATTTGAAAACACATTGTTGTTAACCAATGAAACCGGCCTATCAAAAATACCTACCAAGATACATCAAATCATAGATGTTACGACTTGGGCAGAAAAAAAATAAAAAAAATATAAAAAAAGCTTGACTTTTACAAATAGTATACATATATTAAGGTGTAAGTTATTTGACAATTAGGTAGTAAATTCATCACGTAAATCTTATCGTGTCCGGCGAGGGCGATGTTAACGGCGGTAAGACAGGTGGTTAGGTAAACAAAACAAACAAATCACTTTGGAAACTTAGTGTGGTTTGTTTCCGATATGCCAGTTGGATTGACATTGAATCAGATACTTGTTTTAGAAATATTACTTGGGGTTCTTTGCCAGTTGGGTGTCAAGGGGTTGATGAGAAAAGATGCTTTGGAAGCTGCGAAAGTAAGGCCTTAGATGTTTACTACCTTTGTTAAAAAAATCAAAGAAAAAGCTTGACATTGGCAAGCTTTTTTTGTATATTATAGTATGATAATAATGATAAGGAGAAATTAAAAAATGGATATGGGAACTTTTGCTATGGGTTGTATGAACTACGAACTAAATAGGGATAATGGTAAATTACCTGAACACGACATTGAGTTTCAAGCCGAAACTGGCATTGGGCCTACCTATTTAAATGGTAGACCACAAACAAGACAAGAGCAGAGAGAAGCTCTTGAAGAAGACGGAAGAATGACTCACGACGAAATAGAGGAGTGGTTAGATTCTTTAGAAATGTAAAGAAAAAGCTTGACATTGTCATTTATTCTTTGTATATTATATAAAGAAATAAAGGAAAAGGATAAAAATTATGGTTATATACGGAAAAACATTAGAACTTAACGAAAATACAAACGACGCTTTGTATAATTTGTATGAGATGAAAAGAGAAACTTTGGCTTTCAATGAGGGTGGAAACAAATATGGTTATGAAAACCTATTAGATGATACTGACTTCTTCACGCCAGTAGATTTCACAGACACTTATAATGTCAAAGGTTATACAGATGAACAAGTTGTAGAAATATTAGGAGAATTTGTCCAATGGTAGATAGAATAGAACAATTAATAAATACATTAGAACAAGAGATTAACGACGGATATAATACCTTGCCAGATTATCAAGCAAATAATGAGGGTAAGACTTATGTCAATAGTGCTCAAGCGACATTGTATGAATTACAAAAACAGATAACAGAATTAAAACAAGGATTGAAATTAGGTAAAAACTTTTCATTACTTGGGGAGTCAACAAATGGCTAAAGATGTGAGATATTATGTAGATGTTTGTTTAGAGATATATGTGCCAGACCAAGGTTGTGGTGATAACGCTCTAATCAATGAATCCAAAGACGCTAATTGGTTTGCTAATGAGATATGTTCTCAGATACCAAAAGCAATAAACAAGAATTTTAAATATTCGGAAAGACCATATTCAGTAAATGATGCGACTTTCGTAAAACAACAAAGGGGTTAATATGCAAGAACCATATATAACATTAAGTGATTTAGTAGAAATCTTATCAACAGATTTAACACAAACAGAAATAGAGGCATTTCTATCTGAATGGGGGATTGCATGATAATAATGACACCAGAGTTTCATTTTGTTATGGCACTATTCTTAGGTGCTTACATTTTATTGAATTGGAGGTAGTATGGATGCAATATTACATTTTTTCAAACACTTGATTGGGTTGTGTGGTGAAGCACACCCGAGTTTAATAATGGGTGGTGGAGTATTCATCACAACTATGACAATTTATTTTAGACAAATAACAGATTATATAAGGAATTTATTTTAATGGATATGATTGTAAATGTATTAATAATTTTCGGTATGGCGTGGGTCATATCAAGACCAACAAACAATATGAGGTAGTATGTTAGAAAATTTAGTATCAGTAGGATTGACTACATTGTGTGGTGTATTGGCATTGTATACACTCGTTAGGAGTATGGAAAACTAATGCCAACTGAAAAACAATCGTGGTTAAAAAAGTATGACTCTTATTATGCCGCAACCGAGTATAATAGAAAACATTACGGAAAAAGAATTAGACAATTAAAAAGAATGTTAAAAGACGAAAAGTTCTTGGAGTTCTTATCACACTCAGAAAACAAAGATGATATACTACATTATCTGGCAAAATCAACCGAGTTTGATATGTATATTGTATACACAGAACAAGGAGACCCTTATATCGCTGACAAAGATTTTGGACTAATCAATCATATGAAAAAAATGTTAAGAGTATTACAATCAGAACATTATATAAAAAATAGTTCATCAAGACCACAAGCAAAAAGATACGTGGAAATGTATTTGTGGTATGATAAAGAACCACAAGATGACTTACCAGAGTTGCCTTTTTAAAAAAAAATTAAAAAAAAATACATTTTGAGGTTTTTGTTTAATATATATAAATATACTTAATTGGTCTTAAGTATTAGTTATTTGACAATTTGGAATTTGGAAAAGTAGAAAGATTAATTACCTTTCTATGGGATTGGCTGAAAAATGGGTAGACATTAGAAGCCCATAAAGCAATCTACGACAAAGTTGTGGTGACTTGATAGTTGGAAAATATTTTAACTATCTATATCGACAGATATTGTCTAATGTATTTCCGTAAAACAGACAAGATGATTCTTGTGACTCTATTGTAGGTAAGGGTAAAACTGAAATCCTACTGAATGGCTGAAAAATCTACACTTGGAGAGATAAAGCATTTATATAGAAATTGTATTCACATCAATGAGGAATAACCACCTTGAGATGAACTATCGTAACTGATAGATATAAAGTTTAGAGTATGAAAAATCCAAGACGGAAATTGTGAGTAATCATTAATCTCGCATCCCCTATAAAATTCCAAAGATTTAAAAGCCCCAGCGATTTTTAGTTTCCACCTTTATATAGACTTAAAAAACAATGGGGCTTTTTTTTACAAAAAAGCAAAATAAATTACATTTTTACAAAGTTAGTTGATATATATTATTGTATCAAGGTTACTTGATTAACAAATGACAATTAAAAAATAAAAAATAGGAGAATGAAAAATGGACTTAAATGCAATTCGCAAACGTCTCGGTCAATTACAGACCACAAACAATCGCACATCAAGCTTATGGAAACCACAACCTGTTTTGGTCGTCCAGACCCAATTGAAGAGTTCGCACAGAAACTCAAAGCAAGTGGTAATAAAGAAGATTATCAACTATCTAAGAAACTTGAAGCAAAGATGAGAACCTTTGCACCAGTTATCGTTAGAGGTGAAGAATCACAAGGTGTGAAACTTTGGGGATTCGGTAAAACCGTATATCAAGAACTACTATCAATTATAGCAGACCCTGATTATGGTGATATTACTGACCCGGTAAATGGTCGTGATGTATCGGTTGAATTCATTTCAGCAGAAGAGAGTGGAGCAAGTTTCCCTAAAACAAACATTAGAGTGAAACCTAATCAAACACCAATTTCTGACGAACCATCAGTCTTAGAGTTAGTAAAAACTTCTCAGAAAGACATTACTGATATTTATCAAGAGCAGTCTTATGACGACTTAACCAATGTTTTAAACGAATGGTTAAATCCAAGTGAAGACTCAACAGAAGAAGAAGTGAAAAAGGAAACTGTTTCAACTTCTGATTTAGGAACTTCTAAAGTGAAAGACACTTCAGAAGCTTTTGATGAATTATTCAATTCATAAATAATAACAATATGGGGATTGATAGGTTCAGTCCCCATTTAAATATGGAGTATTAGAATGTCAGTAAATGATGTATTGGCTAAAACATTAGCCGACTCTTTGAATAAAAAGTTCAAAGACACAAACAAAGTAGCATACT